ACATCCAATTGTGTATCTTTTATTGTAGGTGTTTCTTCTTTTAAAGTATTCTTATGAGCATTATATTTATCTTCACACGTTAATGCTCTTGGAAGCATAGTGTATATACCCTCTTCTTTCATCCATTTTGAAACATTATGCTTGTTCTTTTTTGAACTACACGTTAAACAAGTTCTTTTTTTCGCCTGCATTATATTTAATCATAGATATTAATCAAAGTTGATATAACATATTTCTACCATAAAACATCTATATGTCTTTTTAATAGTTTTTGACTCTCAATAATTATCTTACTATGATCTTTATCTTCTGTTAGAATCTTTACAATATCATCTTCACCCTTCACACTAATACAATTTATCCCATCTATAAATGTTGTTCCCTTCTTTACCCAATCTTCATTCAGTATAAGAACACAACCATTATATATTGCTTCTAAAAATGTATATTGCGTCCCCCCTCCATCATTCTTAATTGTTGACATATCAATCATATATTTAGCCCCTCTTAATATATCTTTATCTTCGTGAACTAATGGATAAGATTTCTTAAACTTACCTTTCCAATGTTCTCCTATATTTAATTGTTGTAATTTATGATGAACATACAATCTATTTTCTGCTCCAAATAATGCGATTTGTAATTCTTTAGGAAGTTTCATATTAGCTTTTAACAATATATCTGTATTTTTATCAAAGTCTATCCTAGAAATAGATACACATTTTATATCTTCACAAGCATCGCCTCTTTCATAACTGTAAAAAGGATGTATCTTAAATGTAGATTTAATATTATATCCTTTTCTTAAGAACTCTTGAACAGTTTCTCTAATCGTTATGAATCTAAGTTTATCTTTGTATTTCAAAATAGGACTATCTTTAGCTTTCAACTCTGTTGGATCGTGAATAACAATTGTTGTTCCTTCTGGAAAATGCTCTAAGTATTCATAATAATGTTTATCGATTGCTGTAATGAAAAGATTTGGAAGTTTTACTATATCAGTAATACATAGATTCTGATACTGAACACCATAACCATAATCTCTCATATTTTTTTCTGTTCTTTTTCCTATTTTATACAGATCATAATCATATTTTAATGCCATATGAGCTGTAAATGTCACCCATCCACCATAAACTGGTTTCGCCATATAAACCATATTCTTTTTTTGTTCACCATATTGTTCTATAATATCCATAGTTATACTTATTTATACTATACTAAAGAAAAATCATTATTTCTTTTTACGTGGTTCATAAATAATTCATTATTTCTTTTTACGTGGACTCTTTTCTTTAGGAGGTTCTAGTGCGTCTTGTGTTATAACAATCTTTTTCTTATATTTATCTTCTTGTAATATCTCTTTAGTTTCATTCTGAAATGTTGCTTCATTCTCTATCTTCTTTTCTTCTGGATCTTCTTTTTTAGGTTTAGACCCAAATAAGAAATCTTTTTCCTTAGCATCTATTAGATTCTTTTTAGGTTCAGTTAATTCTTCTTTCTCTACAGGTTTATCTTCTTTCTTCTTATTATCTTCTTTCTTCTTATTATCTTCTTTCTTCTTATTATCTTCTTTCTTCTTATTATCTTCTTTCTTATCACTATCTTCTTTCTTCTTATTATCATTTTCTTTATTCTTTCCTAATTTTTCTTCTAATCTTTGTTCTTTGTTCATTAATTTCATATCTTTAATAACTATATCTTTCACCTCTAAAGGTTTTTCATCTTTCACTATCTCAGAACTAACATCTAAAATTGCATCTTCAACCACTTTAAACTTCTGTCTTGATTTTAATACAGAATAAATATCTGTATCAAATGTGCTCTTCACTTCAGTATACTTCATAGTAAACTCATCTCTCTTTTTTAAAAATCTTGAATATCCTAAGGCATTTAAAACATTGCTCATAATTACTATGAATATATACATATCATAGATAATTTATGGAGCAATATCACACTAAAGATAAATTAGAGATAGGGATTGATGAGGCAGGTAGAGGTTGTTTCTTTGGTCCTGTATGTGTTGCCGCTGTCATATGGCCAAATGAAGAGCCCGATTCAACTATGGAAATTAAAGATTCAAAGAAACTCACAGAAAAAAAGAGAAATATTCTGAGAGAATATATTGAAGAGAATGCGATAGCATACTCGGTTAAGTTTATTCATAATGATGTCATTGATAAGATTAATATCTTAAAAGCAACTATGAAAGGTATGCACGAATGTATTGATGATATTAGAAAGAATATAGAAATAGATAGTTTATTAATAGATGGTGACAGATTTGACCCATACATGGATCATAATTTTGAGTGTATTGAACATCATTGTATAGTTGGAGGTGATGATAAATATAAATGTATAGGTGCGGCGAGTATTTTAGCAAAAACATATCGCGATGAATATATCAAAGATCTTGTGAAAAAAGATCCTGAATTAGAGAAATATGGTTTATTGACTAATAAAGGGTATGGAACAAAAATTCATAGAGAAGCAATTAGAGATTATGGATTAACTGAATATCATCGTAAAAGTTTTAAAATATAAATCTTATTAATCCATCTTTTTCCAAAAAGGTGAGCCATTCTTTCTAACTTGTAATGTATACGTATACATCTTACCTGAACCACCTAATCCTTCCACCTTAGATGGTGGGGCGTATTTCACTTTTGTTCCTATAGGTTTTTGAGTATATTATAATAATAAGAAGCACTTGGTCTAGTTTTATCTTTACGATTTCCTGAAACTTTCACATTCTTAGTTTTTCTCAATTTTCTTCCGGTTCTATTCCTAAACATTAATTCTCTTTTTGCTTCTTTTCCAGTTGTAATATATTGTCTTTTTGTAGGATCTATCGCTTTGCCTCTATTTATTTTAGATCTTTTCTTAGTATTCTTTCTTTTCTTTTTATCTTTCAAAAAATCTAAAAAGTTCATTATATTATTAATATAGCATAGATTATTAATCAAAACTCACTAGGATCTCTCCCTGTGATGGAGATTTCTTTAATTGTTTAGAATTATCTGTTTCAATCAATCTGTAAAGTTTTATTTTATTACCATTGATAGATTTATCACTGGAAACAAGTGTATAACCATGAGTCTTTATAAATTGTCTAAGAATAGTTATACATTTTTTTTCATCTATAACATCTAAATACACTCTTGCTTTACAAGGGATATAATATTTCCTTAACTCTCCTTTGAACCCTTCTATCTTTTTAACAGTTTCTAATTCTTTCATATTTAATTTATTAAACGAGTTTTTATCTTTTATTCCATCTTCTAAACCAAAATAACTCAGTAATTTATCGACTACATTTAATTCAGGGACAAAACTAAATAACTGATTTTTTGTCATAGTATAATACTAAATATAAAAATATATTATAATTTATATTTATACAAATGAATGAACCTTTAAATGTTTGGAATATAATTGATACATATTTTAGAGATAATGTTTACTATAAAACACAACATCATATAGACTCTTTTAATGAGTTTATCTTTTCTGATAAAAATGGTATTAGACATATTATTAAAAGACAAAATCCACTATTAATCTATAAAGAAGAAAAAGATGGTTCATTCTTATATGAAATTAAGATATATTTTGGAGAAACTATTGAAGATGATAGTGAATCTGAAAATTATGGTAAAATAAAACTTGTTGATGAAAATATATTTGTATCTTCTCCGTGTGAGGTAATTAATGATGAAAAAAAATATATGTATCCAAATGTTGCCAGATTAAAGGGATATACTTATGGTTCCAATATATTTTGTAATGTAGGAATTATATTTGTTGATAATGAAAAAAATAAAATGACAGTAATCAATCATCCTAAAATTAATCTCGGAATGATTCCTATTATGGTTCATTCAAAAATGTGTATATTAAACGGTCTTGATTCTGGTCAGTTAAAAAACTTAGGTGAATGCCCTTATGATCAAGGTGGTTATTTTATTATTAAAGGTAAAGAAAAAATAATTATATCTCAAGAAGATAAAGTTGATAATATTCTATATATTAATCCTTCTTCTGATGATGGGATCATCTTACAGGGAGCAATTAAATCTGTGTCCAACGAAGGATACCAATCATCACGAACAAATCATATTTATTTAACTGAAACTAAAATTGATCATAAAAAATCTTATACAGTTAATAGATTACTTGTAAGAATATTAGGATTAGAGATTAAGATTCCATTATTTATTCTTTTAAAAGCTTTGGGTATGAGAAATGATAAAGAAATAATATCACATATTATATACATTGAAGATAGTCAAGATATAAAAAGTAATATGATGAATATTCTAAGATATTCTGTGAAAGATGCTGAACCTGTTTACACACAGACAGCAGCTCTTATGTATATGAGTGTTAATACTAAGGGTAAAGAGATAATAAATGTTATAGATTTATTGAATAATAACCTTTTACCACATTATAAAGATCATAAACAAAAAGCTTATTTCTTAGCATATTCTACAAGGAAAATATTACTGACTCATTTAGGTGTCTTATCAACCACAGATAGAGATTCTTATGCAAATAAACATATTGATTTAAGTGGTTCTTTACTATTAGAACTTTACAGAGAATTATGGGGAAATTATCTTAAGAATACTTCTTTAACAATTGATCACGAATATAAATTCAATTTCAAATTAGGAGATGAAATAACTAATGTTATTAATGATTCAAATTATAAAAGAGTATTTAATTCAAGTATTATGGATCGAGTATCTAAATCATTTGGTTCAGTATTTGGAACAGGATTGTCAGGTCGTCAAGGTATTGTTCAAGATCTAAATCGTCTTTCAGCATTGGGAACATTATCTCATATAAGAAGATTATCATTTCCATTACCATCAGGATCTAAAACAATTGGTCCTAGAAAATTGCATAATTCTCAATGGGGATTTGTTTGTCCATCTGAATCCCCCGATGGAGGTAATGTGGGTATTATCAATCATCTTTCTATTATGGCGAAAGTAACATCTAATATAAATAGTGATTCTATTCTTGAAGTTCTTAATGATTTGAATTATCTACCTCTATATGCGATAAATATCAACGATTTCAATCATAAATGTAAAATATTTGTGAATGGTAAATGGGTAGGTATTCATTACAATCCTGAAATAATCTATAAAGTTTTAAGATTATATAAATTAAATAGTATCATTAATATTAATACATCAATCGTATGGGATACTGTTTTGAATGAAATATATATTTCAACAACTTCAGGAAGAATTGTAAGACCTTTATTTGTCTTAAGGAAAGATAGAACTAATAGTTTAATCGGTGGTGATTTATCCACCATTAAAGAATGGAATCGTGCTATTCACGGATATTTATATGGATTATTAGATAAAGATGTATCTATCTATGATGATGTATATCATAAAGATATTGTAGATAATCTTAAAAGTTCTCACAAAGATTATTTAAAACTTTTAGAGGATAAGCAGGCTGTTATAGAATATATTGATCCTAATGAAGCTAACACATCATTAATCGCACGAGATTATCGTTCTATTGATAAAGATTATACACATTGTGAAATACACTCTTCTTTAATTCTCAGTGCAGTAACACTTAATATTCCTTTCCCTGAACACAGTCAAGCTCCAAGAAATGTTTTCTCTTGTCAACAAACTAAACAAGCCGTTGGAACATATTCAACTGCATATAATACACGATTTGATACTTTTGGATATATTCTTAATTATCCTCAAAAAGCACTTACTACTACAAGATTCAAAAAATATACTCATGTTGATAAATTACCATATGGAGTCAACACTATTGTAGCCATATGTTGTTATAGTGGATACAATCAAGAAGACGCAGTTATCCTTAATAAATCTTCAGTTGAAAGAGGTATGTTTCAAAATATTTATTTTAGAAGTTATGAAGATTCGGAAGAATCTAATAATGGAATCACAACTAAGTTCTGTAACCCTAAATATCAAAAAAATATTATGAATACTGGAACTAAAAATTATGATAAACTTGATGATAATGGTTTCATTAAAGAAAATATACATATAACCGAAGATGATGTTTTCTCTTGTAAATGTACTAAAATTAATACAGAAAAAGGTGAAATGACTAAATTATCAGGTGGAACTATTAAAAAGAATACATATGGTATTGTTGATAAAGTAATCGTTTATGAAAATAAACACGGTTTAAGAACTTGTAAAGTTCGGGTTAGAAAAAATAGAATCCCCGAGATTGGTGATAAGTTCTCAAGTCGTCCCGGACAAAAAGGTGTTTGTGGAATGCTTTTAGCACAAGAAGATATGCCTTATTCTAAAGATGGTATCGTTCCCGACCTTATTGTTAATCCTCACGCAATTCCTAGTCGTATGACAGTAAACCAATTATTAGAAATGATATTGGGGAAAAGTGCTTCTTTAGGTGGATTCTTGGGCGACGCTACTCCTTTTCAAAATAATGATATTAATGATTACACCAAGATTTTAGAAGGTTATGGTTATGAAGGAAAGGGTAATGAAGTCCTTTACAGTGGTATTACTGGTGAGCAGATTCATACATCTATATTTATGGGACCTATTTATTATCAAAGATTAAAGATTCAAGTTGCTGATAAAATTCATTCCAGAGCTACCGGTAAAATGAATGGTTTAATACGACAACCTGTTTCAGGTAGAGCCAGTGGTGGAGGTTTTCGTATTGGAGAAATGGAAAGAGATAGTATTATTTCTCACGGTATTTCGAAGTTTATGAAAGAAAGTGTAATGGAGAGATCAGATAAATATATTATACAAATTAATGAAAATACTGGATTAATTGATCATAATGATAATGAAGATAAAAAAGTTAATGTTGAATTACCATATGCTATGAAATTACTAATTCAAGAACTTCAAACTATGAGTGTTCAACCAAGACTCATAACTAATAACACTATTGAAAATCCGGATATATTCTTACATATGGTCAATGAATGGGGTCCAGAAAATGCTATAGTCTACAATAAATTATAGTCAATTACTCTAAAACATATTCGATTTCTGAAATAGGTGAACAGATCATAAAAAGAACTTTAAAAGCGTGTATTACAATCTGTCTATTTACTATTATTATAGTTCTCTTTAAAACACCTTGAGCTTTCGGTTTTATTTCCAATAAATTGTGCGAAAAATCATATAATGTAGAAAATGGTATAGTCTCTATATTTCTTGTATCTATTTTCATTATTATTTCTTCAGTATCTTCTAAAGAAAATAACCCATTAAAATCATTTTTAAATCTTATATATTCTTCATCTTCAAACTCTTTTAAACTTTCAAACAATAATAAATATCTCTTATATCCATCCTCTTCATGTTCAGGTATTATTGATGCGAATCCCATTATTTATTATGTATTTTATTTTATAATATTTATATATATACACATAAATGAAAAATGTGAAGATAATATTATTATTATCTGTTATTATATCATTAATTTATTTCACAAAAATAAATGAAGGATTTTCACCTAACGAATTATTTACAAATTTAAAGGATTTAATAGGAGGGGGGGAAACAAACGATGAAACTGATAATATAGAATGTCACCCTACACATTCGTCCAGTGAAAATGCTAAAAATACGGCATTTGTTGAATTATGTTCTCATGATGATAGTATTCGAAATCTTAATAATATACTTCAAACACCAAAATATAATATTGTATTACCTAAAGATCCTATTGATATAAAATATTTGCAATTTTTATCCAATAATGTAAACACCACAAATTCTAAAATAAACGATAAAAAACTTACAGATATTAATTTGTATGAAAGTTTTTGGAAGTATGATTTTGAAACACAAGAAAATACCCCCGAAATAACTTTAAAAAATCAAGATAATAATGATATAACTTCAGGTGTAGGTGTAGATCTCGTATATTTATCTGGTTGTTCAGAAATAATTGAAGATGAAGATGCTACCAAAAATAATTGTCACTCGCATACAGATATGCATTCTTGTAACGAATCTCCCAAATGTGTTTGGGACGCTTTATGTGAACAACCACATAGGCCTAGTGCCGATTTTGATAAAGTTTATACACCTAAAGAATGTGTGTTACATGGGGGAATATTTAGAACCGATTTACTTCGGTTTGCTAATAATGATATAATTAGTAACAATATATCAACTACTTTTAATAAAAGTAAACTTAATAGTTTTATTACACAACTCACAACTGATAGAACAAATAATAAAAATGATTCAGATAGTTGTTCTTTTATTCCTAATTCAAATAATGATTATAGTGTACTAAGTTCTATTGTGGGTCCTAAAAATACAGATTCCTATTTTAATTCATCATGTTATCCAGAATTAATTTCAAAAAATTCCCCGTATGATTTAGTAAATATAGATAATGATCAGTTTGTTGAAACCAACGTTCTTTATAAAACTAATAACGCATATAATACACCCCAAGACTTATTAGAATTTAAATATCAGGATAGTAATTGTAAATGGTCTCAAAGGGCGGATGATCCTGAAAGCTGGGCAAATTGTTTTAATACGAACGTTGATTACAATAAATTAACTCAAACTGATTGGTCAAATTATACTTGTCAAAGATGGTCAGAAGAAAATCCAACAAAAAATTGCTTACAAAACAACAACGGTAAAACAAGACTTAATCCGGATATTATTATATCTGAAACTACTGATACCATAGAAAAAATTAAAGAAGCGTGCTGTCTTAATGAAAAAACATGCTCCAATATTAATGGTGTAGATTCCATTCATGAACACGTAACACAATTCTCATGTCCTCAAGATTTTAGATTAAGTTCAAATCATGATACTTGTTCTGAAGAGGGATGTAATCCTGATGATTGTTGTTCTCCGGCTTTTACGTGTGATAATATTCACGGTGTAGATAGTGATCACGAAATTTTCTCGTGTCAAGGTGATACATTTATAAAAGATAATCCCGATAATTGTTCTAATGATGGTTGTAGTCAATCAAACTGTTGCGAAGAACCTCCATTGTGTACTACTCATTATTCATCTGATGAAGATTGTCCAGGGGGGTATTATTTTGACACTAATGCTAGTTGTACAACACAAGATTGTAGTGTTGGTGATTGTTGTAAAATAAAAGCTGCTTGCTACAATTTTCAGTGTAATGATGGCTATAGATTAAAGAATAATGGAAGAACATCTTGTCCTACGGTTGAGAGTAGCTGTAATCATAGTGTATGCTGTGAGCCTGAACCAACTTGTTCAGATATGTCAGAGAGTATAGAGTGTGGAACTGGTAAGACACTCAATGGTAATAGAATATATGATGTAGATCATACGGATGCTTGTTGTATAGATGATAAGTTATTTTGTTATAAAGAAAGTGATAATAGTATTATAGATGTTAGTCCTCAATCATTTGATAGTCAGCGTATCGGCATAGAGTGTGGTATTACTGCGGCAAACATGGGCGTCCTTACACAAGCTTCATCAATACAGATTGATACATTGAATGCTGAAAGTTTAGGTTTTTTATATCATGAAACTGGATTGACTCTTCCTAGTAGCAATTGTGGTGCTGAAGCAGAATCATTTCATTGTCCAGCTGATAAACCGATTTTAGATACATACATGCCGTGCACGGGTGATAGTTGTGATGCAGATCATTGTTGTAAAACTGAAACATATTTCTGTAAGGGTCAAGATTTTAATGATGAACAAGGTAATACCAAGAATGTTATTTATCAAAATGCTCGTGATCCGCCTTCATCAGATACTATTCCTCAAGAACCTCCATCTTGTTTAAGCGACATTCTCACTAATTTTATATGGGAATCGTGCTCTAATGCTTTAAGTTCCATAGATTTAAGTTCATATCCATATATAGGTAATATTTATCAAGCGTGTCGTGTAGAATCTCCTTCAGTCCTAAGTGGTCATGGTGATGCCATAATACCACCTCAAGTTAATAACCCTTCTCAACCGATTTGTTCTTCTGATATTTGTACAACTGGAAAAGTCCTTAGAAGTAATCCACGTCCAATATGTAGTAGTGAAACCTGTACAGTAAATGAATGTTGTGAAGATGAAAACTCGTGTGCAAATTACTATCATTCTAATACCTGCCCTGCGGGTAATAAAACCGATGGCCAATGTGTTGGTGTATGCACACCCGAAGATTGTTGTTTACCTTCAAACACAATCAATTTATCATTACAAATTGGTGATGACCCATCCACAGGGACTGCTTCAGGTCAATCTTCAAGTTTTAATACAATTTTACAAACATATTTGAATAAAATGATTATTGTCCCTGATCCTTATCCTAGTAAAGTATACTTTACTAGTTATGATACATGGAACCTAGATGATACAAGTAAATTTTTTACTTTGAAATACACTCCTACTGATAATATATCTCCAGCAAGTTCTATTACAGATCCAAATACTGATCCAGATTCTAATTCCATTAAATTTTATGTGAAAGGGAGTTATGAATCTCCTGATATAAGTCATCTTATAAGACTACAAGATATTACTGGAGATGGAAATAGAGATATATTGACATTTATAGTAGAATTGAATAATTTACATTTTAAATCATCAGCTTCAAAACATATTAATTATGTTGGAGATATTATTTTTAATTGTGGTGATAGTAATTTTCAATCTACTGAAATTAATATTTATAAGTTCCTTCTCTATAAAGAGAATAATAATTTGAAATTATATACATCAAGTGAACAAGGACAAGATATTAGTTCATTTATAGAATCTTCTACATCTCCTACAGGTGTCCATTATGATATAGGAACTATAGATGGTAATAAGATAATTTTTGATATCAATAGGATCCTAAATAGTATAGGGAGTAATTTAACTAATCCCGGGGGATCATCTAAATCATTTGAGGAAATATTATTAAAGTTATTAGCGTTAAGAACTGATGATATACACGATATGTTCTTTGGTAATACAAGTGCAACTATTATTTTAGACACTGACACGTGGTTTGGATCCGGAACAACAACTATAACGAATGAAAACAGTCCGAATGGAAGTTCATTAGAAAATAAGATTTGTAATTTAGATTTAGATATTGATAAAACAGATTCTTGGAGTGTTGATTCCATCGCTATTAACGGTTATCTTAAAACTTATGATTTTGCTGATTTAACAGAAAGCACCTCACCGCGGCATCCATCAACACCGGGGATAGATAACTTTGTAAAATATGATAATGGATTATTCTTTAATACACATTTTTCGGTTTGTAACCCACAATCTTTTACATTATCAGATATTCCTAGTTTAATTATTAGGTTAAAAGAATTAATACTCACTGGTATAGACATTTATACATTATATACCAGTAACACGGGAGATAATTTTAACAAAGAACCTATAGGATGTAGTGGTAGTTCTACCCTTGTAGATGGTAGTGTTTTTACCCCCGAAGAAATAAGAACTATTAATTCCCTTTTAACTCGCGATGAAATAACAACTATTAATTCTTTTATATCTAATTATGGTATTGATATAAGTAATTTACAATACACATCTTCACCGGATACACCTTCACCAGATAAAATACATTACACATCTGATGGGAAAAATATTGATACGATTGTATTAACTATATCATAAAATCATAGAATTATAAAATTATAAAATACTTCTAAGAAATATTTGTATGTATAATATAGATGACAAGTTACAATGATGTAAAAACAATGTTAAAACCACCTTTTCCTTTTAAAGAAAAGATAAATAACATAAATTATAATAGTAGTCGAAATATAAATCCCGATGAAAATATAAAACCCGATGAAAATATTGAATATCACGGATTAAATTATATTTTTATGATAATGAAAACTGTATATGGTCATGAAGTTTATAATAAATCCAGGATTCTACTAATAAAATAAATTATTATCTAAGATTAATGAACTAATAGATGAATACAATAATACATATTTAGGAAGTGATAATAATGTCGGTCAATGGGTCAATCAAGATTTAAAAGATGTTTGTGATCATTAAAAATATGATTAATCATATAGTATAAAAATATTATATATATATATTATAGATGACCCAATATGCTGATATACATAAAGGAAATATTCCTTCCTTTACAGAAAATATTAAAAGCAAAAACTTTAAATCCGATGGAACGATTAATAGTGATTTCAAGGCTTCATATAACGGATTGAACTTTATTTATTATATTATAAATAGTGTTTATAGTCAAGAAGTATATCAGAAGCTTCAGGATAATAACACACGCGACATAGTAATATCTAAATTAAATGATCTTATAGATGATTATAATAGTAATTATTTAGGTAATGATAGTAATCCAGGACAATGGGTCTCAAATGATTTTAAAGATGTGTGTGATCCAACCTTTCAGAAATTCCCTTGTAATCCTAAACAATTGTTAGGTTTAACCGAATTACCCCGTTTAACAGGGAATCTACGTGTTAAAAACAAAGAATATGAAAATTGCTATAGATTGTGTGGTCCCGATTGTGGAGATAAATGTTTTTATACACCCACTATAACAAATGTTTCAGATGATATTAAAAAATTTATGTCAACATTATACGAATCCTGTGCGTGTATCCCTTGCTTTGAATATGTTCAACAAGACGGTAAAATAAAATGTTTTCAAAAAGATATAATACCTGATATGTTACAAATTTTATTAGATAATTTTAAGAGAATATATGCTGTCACAAATGATAGTAATCCTAGAACAGCTTATTATATATATTCGGACGATTTTGAGAATGAATATGATGTTAAAGATGATATAAGATTAAAGGTTAAGGTTATAAAAGATTTTATACAAAAATGTCGGGACCCCTTAAGTAAAGAAGTTCAAGATGAATGTTCACAAGAATCAAATACTAGAAATGCTGCTAATCCTAATTGTGATAACAGCGAGAAAATATTCTGTAAAAATGTAGATATAGATGTCCCTAATGCTGATATAAAAAATTGTATTACGAATGATTTTAATATTCTCGACATAATTAAAGATAATATTAATGCTAATTTAAATCCGACTGATATAGATCATTGTTATTGTCAAGCTATAAATCCTATTACAGGTGAAGTAATTGAACAAAAAGAAAAAATATGGATGGATAGAGGAACTTGTGAAACTTTAAACTCGAGTGGAGAAAACTTTCACATATGTAGTGATGATTCATTTGCGAATGAAACTTTGAAAAAACTAAAAAATATAAAATCCGAATGTAAAGAAAGTTCAGTTACTAAACCTACATATTGCCCCGATAATAACACTATTATGGACAGTAAAAATTACGAAAGTTACTTATTCAATTTTGATTATAAAAATGGTAATGTGGATATGTGTTCGGAAAGTTCAACAGATGATATTAAGTGTTTATCATATAGTATTTTAACTGAAAGACCCCCCTCTTCGACACCTTCCACATCGACAACCCCGGTGGCAGGAACAGGGACGGCAGGACCAGGGACGACAAACCCAGCGGCAGGACCAGGGACGACAAACCCAGGGACGACACAAAGTTTTATCAATGAAAGAGAACATATTAAAACGAATAGCATTTTCCAATATGCTACAAAAAATTATTGTTATTGTCATCAGAAAGAATCTGAGAAATGCAATACTTGGGATTCGTGCTTTGGTAATCCAACCGGCGATATAAATACCGAAAAAGAAACGTGTTCTAATGTACACGAATATATTTTCGGCGATAGTAATAAAAACAAAGATTTATATTTTACTATGACAGCTAAAGAATTAGAACTAGCTAAAGAAAATATAATCAATAGAAATATATGTGAAGGATCTTTAAGATGTTTGGGTTATACTTGTGAAAATGGAGGAGCAGATAATTCATATGGTTCATCTGAACCACATAATAGTAATATGAGTTATATTAGAGACATATTTTATCCATTAACACCCTCATATACAGGAAAATCGGTCCCATATTCTATATTTAACGCTTTATCATCCACTTTCAATACTAATAATCAAAGTACAGAATTGAGTACAAAACCTTTAATGGAGTCAATCGGCGCTGGTTCAAAAACAGCTACTAAACTCTTGAGCGATACTATATGTAATTATGGGAAAACTCTAAATCAATATGGTAATATTGACGCACGAGCAGCTATCGTCGAGGAAAATGATAACAGTGTCTTAAGCACGAGAATATGGCAAGCATTAAATCCTATTTCATACGGTAAATGTTTAGGAGAAGAGGTGAAAACAATATTGTCGGCAATTCCAGGTGTAGATCCACCTAATTCACATCTTTGTAGTGATTTAGCCCGTGCTGATAGTGGATTTTTTGGCAATTTAATATCATATGTAGATAACTATGTTAATTCTCTTGAAGATAGTGTCGTTGCAAGCTCTTTAAATTACGTTGGTGGACATGTAACAGACCTTACTTGTGAAACAGGTGAAAAAACCAATGAAGGAGTTAGTGTTGATTACGGATATTACAGAAATTATCTTATTTATATTGTAGCAATAATTATATTTTTAATAGCTATACCAACTATAGGTCCTATATCTTTTTTTATCGCATTTATAATAACACTTATGTGGAAGATTTATGGCTTTATTAGAGATGATTTAATTAATATAGAAGATCTGTCTGAAAGTGATAAAAATAAAAAAAAAATTAGTGCAATTATATGGATAATTCTGTTTATGTTTATTCCTTTATTTTTTATCTATATGTACAGTAATAAAAAAATACGTCATAATTTATTTTATAAAACTAAGAAACTTGCTTATGAAATGAAAGATGATGTTTCACACTACCGAATGTTTGATTAATTTTCTTATATTAATGTATTATATAGTATATAGATAATGGTAGAATTTTCAATATCTGAGATTTTATTCATTAATGGTTTATATTCATTGCCTTTATTTTTAATTTATAAATTATCTCAAAATATTCCTTATATTTTATTGGTAATTTCGTTTATATTATCATATTCATTTGATCTATATTTCAGAAAGTTCATAACTAAGTTAATACACATTATTGTATTGTGCTTGATACTTATTTTTATGATTAGTTATATGTATAAAAACTCAAATGTTATTGAAATATACGAATATTTAATTATATCTTTTTTCATGCTAATAGGTTTGTATTATTTTGTAAGTATTTTAAAAATGGATAATAATTATACATTCAATAAAGGTTATCTTATTTTTACGGGGATTAGTTTCTTATATTTTTCTTCTTTACCCGGATTGTCAAATATTATTTAAGTAAATAATATTACTTATATTATTATGAGCACCTTAAGTGAAAAATATTTAAATAATTATGTATATTTTAAAAACTTTTATGATATATATTCTACAAAGAACACGTCTGATATAACTAAACTTAAAGAGTTTTTTGATGGGATTGAATTAAATAAAAATTATTTCAGAACAGGACTAAAAACTAACAAGAATGTAATCAATAAAGATACTGATACATATACGATTCAATTATTCTTCAATAATCTTAATAAAGTATCAAATAGTAATGTGGATATTATTATTTCTGAAATGGTTAAAGAATGTATTTCTAAAAAACATTTATACAAATACTATTTTGATACGATACTACAAAAAACCATAACACATTCAAATTATATTGATTGTTATGCACTTATCATAAAAGCACTCATAAATAATTCAAATAAAGATATACTCCTTAACAGCATACAAAACATTCAAAAAGAAATAAATATTAATCACAAAGTTGTGTATAATAATGAAACTAAATCTTATGATAATATTTGTAATATCAATCTATTTACAGATAAATTATATGGATTAAATATTCTCCTTGTCAAATTGGAAAAATTAGGTGTTTTGGATAATTACATTTATGATAACTTGGAAGAACTATTCTCTGTATTAGATAATACTGGGGATGATAATACTATATATCGTGTTCTTTCTTGTTTAGAGCACATGAGTAATGAAAATAATTGTATTTTAAATAAATCTTATATTAATAAATTAGTTATTCTTAAAGAATCTTCTAAACCTAAGATTAAGTTTAAAATCTTAGATATTCTTGAAAAATATAATTAAAGATATTTATGTAAGTATTATAAATGGATAATCTGACAGGAGCTTTTTGTGATAGTGGTAATTATTCTTTTATAGATAATAATGTTATTACGTTTGATAGTAAACTACCCATTTGTCTTCACGTTAATAATATGGATTGTTTATTAAATGTTAAAAATGATCTTATAGAGTATTTAGATAATGATAATGATAATGATAATTTTGTTATACAAGATAATATGAAAACTGATATATTTAATAATGTTCAAGATTTCATTAAGAGGGGAAACTCTTTAAGAGATGAATTAAAGGTAAATGAAAAGATTTATGAAGATTATAGAGTTAATGTAAATAATAATCTTGATAAAATAAATGTTTTTTTGGAGTTTGTAAATAAACTTAATAATATACCTAGTAATCATTACAAACTACTAAAAGAATCAATTGATATTATCATTGAAGACACTAATGAAAGTAAAAAATTAAATGAAATTAAAAATAAATATACAATTGCAAAAGCCAATTATATGAAATATCTGAATGAACTATTATATATTAACTCTATAAATATTGGGAATAAATGTAGTATTTGTTTAACACATATTGTATCAAATTATTACAATCCATGTGGACATACTATATGTGAATCTTGTGATAAGTTTGACAATAGCAGTATTAACGGTAACAGATGTCCTATTTGTAGGAGCAATATAAATGAAAGACGTAAATTATTCTTTATTTAATAAAATCTTACTTTATTATAACATTTAGGACATAATAATTTCATTTTATTATCTTCATCTATATCTATTGAACATCTATCTATTTCATCCCCCATTATGAAATTGATACAATTATAACATCTACCTCCTTGTTTAGAATGTAGGAGCTCTTTATGAGATATTTGTTTTCTTATAGGCATTAATGGTTGTATATCATATAATGGTTTTTTGTTTGTTTCGTATATTTCTTTAAACATTTTGTAAACATACTCAGGATAGAAATAATACAAAAATAAATATATACTATAGATTCCTGTAATACCATAAAAATAATACTTCGTTTTAGTTTCTAATTCAATATACTCTATAATAACTCTGTATATTACGAGTATTATGATTAAAAGGATTAATCCATTCATATATTAATCATTATTTTATTTCATCTTCTTTATTTTTGCCATCTTCTATTATTTCTTTATCGTCTTCAAAAACTTTATCCTCTTCAGAGTTCTTATCTTCTTCATCTGTAGATTTTTCATCAGGTGATCTTTTCTTTTGGTTCTTTTTTTCTTTTAGGTTTTTCACTTATGAATATCTCACGATTTATATTCCCACGATTATATATCTCATCTTTCTTCGCGAATGTATTAATATCTTTCTCCTTATTACCAACAATATAATCATACTCTTGATTACTAAGTTCCTCTATATAATTCTCAATAGCAACTGAAAATTGAGGAAATAAACGATGCGTATCTTTCACTTCATTATCATTATATTTTTCTGAATATGTTATAAATCTTCTCATCTCTTGCTTTAATTTATTATCATATTGTGTATATAAACTGTATCTCTGATTTACCTTGAAAAATACAGTAAGATTTGTAATAATACCCATTATAACTGATAATATTATCGCCGAATAATCCATCATTTTTTTTAATTGGGGAACATCTTGAACATTTATATTATCTTTAATTGTTATTAAAGTGGGTAATATCACCGATCCCAATTGTAATGATGTATTTGAGAAACAAAATAATTTCTTAAACTTCTTTTTTCTACGTTCCAAATATTTTAATTTTGATAAATATTCATTTTTAAATATATTATATTGTTCTTCGAGGCAGATTAGAAGATTTATATACACGCTATCCTGATATATATGAAAATTATATACATTTAAAAGAAACATATATGAATTAAAAATCTAATCAATAATATATAATGAGTGAAAGTCAATCTACTATGGAACAATTCAATATTAATGAACTTGCTGGTGCTACTGGTTTGATATTAGGAGCATTAGGAGGTATACTTGCTATTATATTTAAAAGTCGGTGCTATTGTAAGTTTCGTATTGGTATAAGTGATAAATATAATTTGTGTATGTGTGAAAGAAAACCACCACCAGATAATATAGATGATGCAGATGATAATGAAGACCCAACAAAACCAAAGGAAACAAAACCAAAAGAAACAAAACCAAAGGAAGAAGAACCAAAAGAAACAAAACCAAAGGAAGAAGAACAACCAAATATACAATTAATCCCAAATGATAATTTAGTTTAATATGTTCCCAAAATGTTGAGTTAAATGATTCATAAAAAAAATCTAATCTAATCTAAAATATTATAAAACACATTTTAACTCAACAATATAGTAACGATCTATTTCATAGTAACACACAAGTATTCGTCATTATGATAGATATCATCAACAATGTAATCTTCATCCTCCTCTTGACTGAGCTTATTGTAATATTCGCAAACCAAATCTCTAAGGCAATTAGGGAGTTGTATATGTGCCAGTAGATAATACATCTACATCAGTATCAAAACGTCTAGGTAGATGTATGTAGTTTTCACCATTTGTCGTCTTATAATAACTAACATTGAAAACCATTTCATTATCTTTCAATGTTTCTGTTGTTTCTAAATTTTGGACTTCTACACTTTTTGGGAACAATAGGTAGCATATGCGTAGGATGAGTTCCCTGTGTATACTGATCAATTTCACTTCTATAATTTTTATTGGGAGAAAAATTATCTAGATGATGACTTGAATGATGTGTATAGGGTTTTATTGTTTGTTCCTCATAGTCTTCTTTATCACCATCGTCTTTCTTTTCTTCTTTCCAACCAAAAAATGACCACATAATATCTTATAAACTATATTATATTCTTTTTTTTCATATCTCTTAGAGCTTCTTTTATAGAAGAATATTGAAAATCTATATAATCTTTTTCATAATAAAATGAATTAATAAGAATAGTTTTCCATCCTATACTTTTTGCTGTTTTAAGATTTTCAGGTAAATCATCAAAGAAATATATCTCTACTGGATCAAATATTGATATATTCTGTTTGTAAAGAATATCTTCTTCTACTGTTCTAAATCCTTGTATATATGGTTTCGTGTTCTCTATAATATTTGTTCTATGATAAATACCTTTCATTATATCTATAATATTTTGTCTATCTAATATATCTAACGTGTGTGATAATACAGCATTTGTATAAATATAACTCGGATGACCATTATTTAATAATTCATAAAGCTCTTCATCATATACTATCCTATTCTTGTCCTTTAATAATCTTGTATCATAAAGTGTATCATCCAAATCATATACCATTATTTTCATAGTGAATAATAATAACAATATATTTTCCTTTAAGTGTTCATTTTAAAAACCATTCAATTTAAAGGTTATTTGAAGTATATATATGTATATCTATAAAATGACCGAATATCTACTTACTGAAGAAAATAAGCGCTATGTTGTTTTCCCAATCAAAAATGATAAAGTATATGAAATGTATAAAAAAGCTGTTGCCAGTTTCTGGACTCCTGAAGAAATTGATCTAGAAAAGGATTTGACTGATTTTAATAAACTAAATGATGATGAAAGACATTTTATTGAGAATGTTCTCGCCTTTTTTGCAGCAAGTGATGGTATTGTAAATGAAAATCTTGGTGAAAGATTCCTCAATGAAGTACAAATTAAAGAAGCTAAAATGTTCTATGGGTTTCAAATAGCTATGGAAGATATTCACGGAATTACATACTCTCTCCTTATTGATACATACATTAAGGACATTGTAAAAAAAAATAAATTGTTAAATGCCATTGAAACAATCCCTTCTGTTAAGAAGAAGGCTCAGTGGGCACAAAAATGGATTGAAGATAAAGATTCTGATTTTGGTAAGCGTGTTATCGCTTTCGCCGCCGTTGAAGGTATTTTTTTCTCAGGTGCTTTTTGCTCTATCTACTGGTTAAAGAAAAGAGGATTGATGCCTGGTCTTTGCTTCAGTAATGAACTTATAAGTAGAGATGAAGGTATGCATACCGAATTTGCTATCCTAATGTATTCTATGCTTGAAAATAAACCCTCTAATGAAACTGTTATACAGATTATTTCAGAAGCAGTTGAAATTGAAAAAGAGTTTATTACAGAATCTCTACCTTGTTCTCTTATAGGTATGAATCAAGATCTCATGAAACAATATATTGAATACATTTCTGATAGACTCCTCCTTATGATGGGTATTCCAAAGATTTATAATACGGTTAATCCATTTGAATGGATGGAACTTATTTCGGTTCAAGGTAAGACTAATTTCTTTGAAAAACGCGTGGGTGAGTATGCGAATGCTGCCAATCCTAACATAGATAATACTGGGGGATTTGAAATAGATGAGGATTTTTAGTGGTTTCATCTAAAACATTTAGATATGAAATCATTGGGCATTAAACATCTTCTCATATGATCTCCCATAACAATTAAAACACTTGACAAATGACCATTTTTTATTTCATCATTCATTTCATCCATTCTTATAGTATCTTGAGCTAAACTACTATTACATATTTCAAATAAATCTTTGTATTCTTGCATAGTATAATATGTATTGCTGTATCTAAAATAAAGATAGAGATTTGTTACAAGCAATCCATAACAAGAGTATTTAAAGAATCTTAATCTCCCTACAATACTTCTTAAAAAAAACATATATCTTTCGGTTTCTTCATTAGATAATGATGGAACTTCTTCTATTTTTATAACTTTTACTCTTTCATCATTTTCGCGATAACTTTCTATAATATTTCTACAAAGAGGACAAGTATCCTTTTTCTTTTTAAACCATTCTTCAATACAACTCTTACAAATTATATGATTACATTCTGTTTTACACGGATTCTCTAACTCATCTAAACATATAGGACAAGAATTATCTTCTACTTTTATTTCTTCTAAAATATTCTCTTCTATTATTTTTTCTTCCATATAATAGATTTATAAACTATGACTTATTTTTTTTCAATAATCTATCCAGATTTGATTTTGACTTAGGAGTTGTTCTTACTTTCTTTTTTACTTTTTTCCCTTTATATGTTTTACTATCTTCATCATATTCAATAATCTTGATACTAATTATCTTTTCATTATCATATTCAACTATATTTGCTTTATTGAATTGACCTTCATTACACATCTTGAATAGTAGTGTTCTTAAACTCTCTGAACTCTTATCATCTAAACTATTCTTTTCTTTTTCTTCTAAGACAAAGTTTTGTAGACGATTTAATTTCATACCTTTTTCCAATTTTGTCCACTCTCTATCATATACAGAACTCTCTACTTCTTTCTTCTCTTCCATTTCTAAAAAATCATTCACATTTATATCACATTCATCTGGTGAACTCTTATTTAATATATGTTTATCTGAGTTTTTAATTTTAGATTTATCTTCATTCTCTTCAATCTTCGTTTCAGGTCCCGATAAAACATTTCTTAAATCTGTAGATTCCATTATTCCTTTATATATATTATTGATAGTTCTTTAAATATTTGAATATTATCGCATTGTGAAATTATCGTAATCAATTCACTCCGGCTCGGATTGGGTGAACGAGACTTTTATCTCGTAGTAGTTTTTATAGTAGTTTTTACCTTGGTACATCCACGTGAAAGCAATTCTTCTAAAAGCACTTAAATCATAATCCGTATCTAATAATGTCCATGATTGATTATCCCTATTGTAATATTCAATATTTCTGAGAACGTATTTTTTTTTGCCCATAGTTGATATTTGGTTTCTTATTTCTGATATATTAATTTTATCACCACTGATTCTTATATTTCGCATTGATTCCTCGACAGCTAAATTATCACCAGTTATATAAAAAAAATCTGTTACTGGTGAGAGCCATATATCATATATTTTTTGTGTTTCAGTATCTTCAGAAACACTTGCGACACGTTCAAAAATTTTAAAAGCGGAATCCTGTGCTAATCTAGCATATTCACCATTTGCATTAGAAATATATGAAAAACCTGTATGATTTTTTATAAAATCAGGAGAAATATCACCCTTGCGTTTTTCAGATAAGGCTTCTTTATATGTTGATAATACTATTCTATAGTTACTAGGATCTTCTATATGATATACTATAGGAGAATCCTTCAATAATTCACTTTTTACGCGTAATATTACTTTTTTTGACCACCCTATTGCTGCTGATTTTGATATCGCCACATTTACTGCTACTTGTGCTGGTGTTGGCTGCACTACTTGGCGAGGTTCTGTTGAGAAACCTGACACATCCGTGACATTAATTCTTGAGCGTTGCCAGTCGTCCTCCGGCCGGAGTTGCCTTCTCCTGTATTTTTCGACTTCGTCAGCACCGGAAATGATTCCCGTGTTAGATACAGATGGAACAGAAGGCGAGTCGAGGAGAAGCACATCCCCTCGTAACTCTTCTACTTGATCTTGTAATTTTTGAAGTGTGACTAAATCAGTTCCTTCGACATTTATATCTTCACCCATTTCACCTTCTCCTCGCATATCTTTATCTATAGGTATATATGATGCTCTATCTCCTAAAGAACGATCGAAATTAGAAAAGATATTGATAATATTTGCCTCTACATTTTCAAATACATAGTTTAAATAAGATATAAAATATATAAATATTTGTTTTTCTCTTGTAGTATCTGACTCTAAATCGAATTTTTTAATTACAAGATCTAGTAATTGAAAAAAAATAGTTATATTGGGGATTCTATTTTGTGTTTTATTTTTTTCTGTATATGCCCATTTTCGTAGTTCTTTTATTCGAAACCACATTGTATATAAAGTTTGATCGCTATGATGTAATGTAAGATTCACATAGGTTTTTGCGCGGGCCATAATTGTTCCTTTAAGTTTAAATTTTGCAATCTCTATACTTCCCGTGACTTTATTAGCAGGAGTTGCTGAGGTTACATGTGGTGATGCTGCTGATGCCTGTAGTTCTGCTGCTTCTGCTGCTTCTCTTGCTGTTGCTTCTGCTGCTTCTCTTGCTGTTGCTTCTGCTGCTTCTGCTGCTGCTGCTTCTGCTGCTGCTATCCCTTGTAATTTTTCTACTGGACCTTCTCCTTTAAGCACCAGATTATGAAGTAAACCTGGAATATCATTTCCTAAAGGATTCTTTAAACCTTCTTTATATTTTTTTAGTTTTTCTACAATAGCTGGTTCTTGTGCATTTTTGTATGTAATTTTCTGCTCGGACCCACTATTAAGTATAAAGTGTATAGTTGTAGAACCTCCCTCTGTAGAACCTTGCGTTGTAGAACCTTGCGTTGTAGAACCGTCCGATTTAGACTTTGCCTCTGTAGAACTACTCTCATCGGATTTAAAGAACATCCACACATAAGGTTCAATACCAATACTTGTAAGTTTCTTTTCTAATCCGTCAGCATCAATATGTCCATTTGAGAGAAGATGTCTTAAAAACTGACATATACTTTCTGTAGCTTTAATATGAGCTTTTTCAAGATTAACCTTACGTTCTTCACTAATTTTTTTAGCAATATCTCTTCTTCTTTCTGCTTCCTGCTTTTCTCTTCTCGCGGTTTGTATGTCTTCTAGTAACTTGTATTCCCCAGGAGCTTTATACCCATAGTAATCTTCCTTTAATTTATCAGCATCGAGTTTGTCAAAATCAAGCTCCATTAATTGACGTAATTTTTCATCCACAGACTCATTTTTTTCTAAATCAAAGTAGAACTCTACTATTGATTGACTATTATTCACAACTTGAAAAATTATTTTTGTTTCGCCGAAATGACTGTTAACATCAAATCTTCTATTTGTTTGATAACTTTTAGCCACCCCTGCTGCTGCTGCTGCTAAACCAAGGGTAGACACAACCAGACCAGCTTTTAATACATTCGACGAGGCTTTTTTAGTGTCTTTCAACCCTTTATAAAGAAGTTCTTTTTTTCCCGTAGCAAGTTTATCTAAACCAGATCTGCTTACTATTGTTTTCTCTGGTGCCGCTTCTGCCCCTGTTGCTGTTTCTTGTGCTGCTGCTGCTTGTCCTGCTGGCGCTGGTGCTGCTGCTGAGGTTGCTGGTGCTGATGCCGCGGTTGCTGGTGCTGCTACACGTGGTGGTGCTGCTGGTGGTCCTGTATCGTCTTCTTCTTCAGCATCACCAAGGTTAAACTCTACCGAGCTAGCTGTGTCCTGCGCCCCTCCATATTTATTTTTTCTTAAACTTTTCTTATTATACAATCTAGATCTATTTCTTTTAGAGTTATTTTTTCTCATTTGGCTTTTTAAAATCTTTCTCTTAATTGTCTTTTTTTTATTAGTTCTTCTAATATCCATTTTATTCCTTCTTTTAGTTCTATAACTCTTTTTAGTTATAGAAATCTTTTTAGTTCTATAACTCTTTTTAGTTCTATAACTCTTTTTAGTTCTAGAAATACTTTTTCTCCTATATATCCTTTTCTTTCTAGTTGAACCCATATATATATATATATAAAATATATTTACTTTTTCATAGTTTTTTTCTTTCTACCACATAATCCTTTTATTTTATTACAATTCAAATAGTCTTTTTCTCCTGGAACTAATTTATGAATCTTTTTACACGCACTTTTCAACTCACCGCATCTCTGATTTAATTCTTTTTTTATGTGTTCAGTTATATCTTCACGCTCACAATAACAACAAGCAACATAATTACATAAGCACTCGGTGACAAGTAACACCTGATGATATTCTCTTAAAGCTTCACACTCTTCTCCAGTGTAATCACACATCTTTAATGTAACGCGATTTCTTGTATTGTGACAAAACTCTGCTAACTTCGTACACTCACTCTTTTTCATTATACTATTTCTTAGAAAATGTTTAAAGATTTATTTAATAATTCTTTATTCTTATTCATTTATTATAATAGATTATATATTTAACACTTGCAATTTGCTATTTTTATGATTAAATCAGTATATTTCTTATAAATCTCATCCTGTGAACTCATAATTCCATCTAACTTATATTTAATATCATTATTATCTTTCAGTAGCTTTTCATTAATTCCTTCTAATTCTTTAACCCTTTTTAAAAGATCTTTATTTTTTGAGCGAATATTATCACAATCTATATCTTGAGAAAAACACCTCATAAAATAAGGTAACGCATTAACCATTTATTAAAGATATATATATAGACATCATCTTAAATAGTTTAAAGATAAATTTGATTCATATAATACATATAAACCGTAAAATATAAAGGGAAGACTATAAAGAGAAATCTATACTCTTTATCATGAGTTCTACAGTATGTAAATCTCCAATGGAACCCACGCACACACAGATGGAAAAAGCTTATTCATCTGATATGAAGACAGGGGAGGTCACCAATACTGTAGAGAACAATGCCGGTGGTCAATCATTCCAAGTATCAAGAGAACAAATGTTCTTGAGATTTCTCATTCTAGGTTCTGACAAACCTCAATACTATGCCACCGGAGGAAATGAAAAACAGAGTAATCTTGAACACCTCACCAATATTCTTATGATGATTGAAGAAGGTATGGGATTGAATATGGTGAAAACTATGATTAATGTGAGTGTTAATGCTAGAGCTCCAAAGCAAACTTACACTTTTATCGCACTGGCTCTTTGTTCACTAAATGATAATCTTTTTCTGAAAACTTCGGCGAATGAAGCTGTTCTAAAAATCTGTCGTATTCCTACACATCTCTTTGAATACATTGATCTTAGAGAAAAAATATCTTTGAAGATGAACAAGACTACCGGATGGGGAAAAGCTCACAGGAAAATTGTTGGACGATGGTATAATGAACACAGGGGTTCCAACGAACTTGAACTCATCAAGAGTTGTACAAAGTATGCTAATAGACACGGATATACACACAAAGATGCTCTAAGATTGTGTCATTCTGAACCTAACTCTGCAGCCCGAAAGATTATCTATTCATATTTAGCAAAGGGTTTTGAAGAATCTCAAAAGGTTTCAAAGAAGATTACTGAAAAGAGTATGTCAAATGATTCTCTCATGAAGATTGCTGAGGTCCTTGATCATATTATTGCGGTTGAAGAAGCTAAGAGTTTGAAACCGACTGAACATTCAAAGATGTGTGAACTCATTATAAAACATCATTTAGTGAGAGAGCTTGTTCCATCCGATCTCTTGAACTCTAAAGAGGTATGGATCCAACTTCTAAAGAATATGCCGTTGACGGCTCTAGTCCGTTCACTCTCAAAAATTGGATCACTTGGTATCACAGATGATGAAGAACAATGTCTTAAGATCGTAGATAAGATTTGTGATAAAGAAATCATTGAACGTTCAAAGATTCATCCAATCCAACTTCTTTCTGCCCACACAATTTATTCAAGAGGATATGGTGAAAAGGGATCTCTTTCTTGGAGTCCAAATGATAAGATTGTAAAGGCTTTGGATCTAGCTTTTGAACTATCATTCAAGAATGTCGTTCCCTCAAATAAGCGCATCTTGAACGCAATAGACGTATCTGGTTCTATGACTGCTCAGTGTAATGGTGGATCGGGAATGCCAATAACTTGTCATCAAGGAGCAGCAGTCATGGCTCTAATGATGGCACGTGTTGAACCATTCTGTCATAGTGTAAGTTTTACGGTTAATCGTAGTGAAAATGGATATTACAATTATAGTGGAAAACCCGATCTAACTGAACTACCTCTAAGAAAAGAAACTACTTTGGAAGAAGCATTCAAAATGACTCAAAAGAGTAACTTTGGTATGACCGATTGTGCTATGCCTATGATATACGCTCTTGAAAAGAAGATGGAAATCGATACTTTTATAGTTTATACTGATTCAGAAACTTACTATGGAAAGATACATCCGTTTGAAGCTCTTAAGAAATACAGAAGGGAAATGAATCTCCCACATTCTAAACTTGTGTGTGTCGGGATGCAGAGTAATGGTTTCACAATCGCAGATCCTACAGATCCAGGAATGTTGGATGTTGTTGGTTTTGATGGCGCAACACCCGAAATTATTACTAACTTCTCAGCTGGAAAGATATAAAATATATTTAGTTAGAATTTGATAAATTATAATAAACTTTTTTATCAAACAATTTATTATAAAGATATGTTTATGAATAATCACGCACAGAGTCTTCGCGAAGAGTTGAAAGCTGTTCACGAAGCATATAAAAAGAAAGTTAAAGAAATAGATCTAAGGAGGATTGATTGTCTTAGAGATCTTGAAAGATACGATGAATTATTTCATAGTGTAGATGTAGATAGAGATAGACTTAGTGAGGCAAATCTCCGTTTAGGACTTCTTAATGAAAGGACTGAAAAAGATGCTGAAGGATGGAAATCAGCCGCTCTTAGATATCAATATCTTTTTGAACAAATGGATAGAGTTGGTTTACAACAATCTCAAGATATCTTTGAATGTTATAAAGATATTGAAGTTCCAAGAATCTCAATTAGAGAAAAGAATAAATATGTCACTACTCATCTTACAGGTAGTGAAATAGTTGATGAAATTGAAGAAAATGTCGTTTATGACGATGATATTGATACAGAAATAGAAGTCCTTGAAATATATAATGAATATAATGAATATAATGAATATGATGAATATGATGAATACAATGAATACAATGAATATGAAGGATTAAATGAACTATTTAGAGAAGAAAATAATGTGGAAAGCACTGAATTCATTTTTGAGATTCCACAATATCCACAAGAACTTTATGAAGATTACATAGATAGATTAACTCATCATATTAACAGACAATTAATATTATCTTATATAAATTATACCTCAAACCTTTGAAATCCCATCATAAATACAATATATATAAATGATAAAATAGTTGATGAAGTATTATACAACAAATAATATGTTAGATATGGATGAACATCAATACATATTTTTTTACTGCTTATCTCATACAAGACATAAAAATAAATACAATTAATCACAAATGATATTAAGAATATTAAGTTATTATATTTAGCTACCTTCGGAATTACTTTATGTGTTATGGTCTTTGGTAGATTGAATACTTTACCTATCATAAAACTTAGAGAAAGAAATGTAATCGCTAAACCTAATTCTAATATGTAATAATCATAAACTAATGTTAACATTGGTGTTTTATTACACTCATCCACTTTCTTAACATCATAGAGATATTTCACCGTGACTACATTTGAAATTATGACATATATTGTTATCAATCTTAAAGCATTACCTAAAGCTTTATCCATTATATATATAAGTATAGAAAATATGTTAGATGTTGATATTGTTCATAGATTTAAAGTTGGGGGATTGTTCTTTTTACAGATGTATAAAGTTATGACAGGGACGCTCTTAGCTCTTTTTGTTCCTCAAAAATGTGGAGATCATATATGTACTATTCAAGAAAATATTGATGATAGTGATCATTTTCATGAAATGGTTTTAAGTTGGAATATTCTTACATCAGTATTATTTATAGGATATTTTCTATTGGAATTAAGAAGAGAAGAATGGTCTATAAAATATTTGGATATAGATAATGATAAACCCGATAATTCTTTGAAAGAGGTAATCATTAAATACAAAGATTTGGATGAAAAAATGGATCGTATTAATAAATACTATTACAATGTTGTAAGAGTTACCATATTTTTTTATGTTGTAAATAATCTTTTATCAATAAGATTATTAAAAGATAAATATTATAGTTCTACAACATTATCATGCTTTTTTAGTTTTTCATTACTTGTAGGTATGAAATTGTATAATTCATATACTGTTGCCAAAAACTCAGTCCATTATGATAAGATGACCAGTGCTTACATGACTGAGTTTGTTTCGTATAATGTTATTGATAGCGATTATTTAGAGAAAATAGGGGAAAATACTCTAACAAAGAAAGATAATGTTTCCAGAATGTAAAAAATATCTAATATAGAATATAATTAGTAATGAGTAATACAACATATTCAGCTTTGGTTCCGGAAGGAAATATTCTTGATGGTTCAGTTATCAATCGACAACCGGGTAGTATGAGAAACGCGGATATGATGGGTTCTATATCTTCGGATGTAATATCCAGAGATCCTAATTTAGTTTCAGGATACATAGCTAATCCAAATGACGTTTTTAAACAATTTGATCTAGACGATGTTGTAACATCTGTAAATAATGGGCGAGTTAAAGATGCTATGCAGGTTGTTGAAAATGCTGTTTCTCAAGATATCTTTAATGATGTTGTTATCGAAAGAAATAATCAAGAATACTCCGTTAAAGGTATCGTTGAAGAAACATCTTTAAGTAACTATTTTTTCTCAAAAATGAATACTGATATCATTCATGATACAATAAGATATAATGTTTATAAAAATACAGGAAATGTTGTTTCAAGACAATCTGAAAATGAACTCTTTATTATTATGCGTTCTATTCTTCTTCAATTCGGTAATTTTAGAAGTGGATATGATGGTCTTAAGAATGAAATAATTAATCTTAATAAAAGAGTTGTAGAATATTGTAATGAATATATTTCTTCACAGGCTATTCAACATATGCAATATGTTAGTGAATTAGAACGTTTACCAACTCCTATTAATTTCCCTAGTAGCACAAGAGAGTTTAATTACACATATGATATTTCTAATCTTTTGTAAAATATATCTATTTATAATTCTTATCATTTAAACATATCTTAAGAATCTTATTCATGAATACTTCAAATAAGTTAGATGATAAGATAAATCAAAAATTAAATAACTGGGAAAAATCTATTCCTTTAATTATCTATGGACAAGAGGGGTCAGGTAAAACAACCATCGCATTGGATATACTTAAAGGATATAATCTTGTAAAAGTTGTCCCTGAAAATATTGAGAATATAAATATTGAAGAATATATTCTTTCTTCAATTGGTCGCAAAGATGTCTTACAAATGTTCGATAAATCTAAAGGTAAAGCTCTTTATATAGAAGATTTTCATCTTTTTAAGAACAATATACAAACAAAATTAATTAATATCATAAAAAAATGTAAAATACCCATAGTAATTGTTCTGAGTAAGCTTTCAAGGAGTATAGATCTTATTAAAAAGAACTCATTATTTTTTGAACTAAAATATACTAATAATGAGCTAATAAAGATAATAAAGAAAAATATTCAAACAAGCTTATCCAATAAAGAATTAATTCAGTTCATAAAAGAGTGTCATTATAATCTAAATACAATACTTCTTCATTTAGTTGTACTTAAAAATAATACCGATCATAAAGAAAAAACTGAAAATGTAACTCAAGACCTAATGAATAATAAGAATTATAATGATTATTTCTCTATACACGAATATAATACAGTTGGTCTTAATTTTTTAACTGAGTTAGAGAAATATGTTAAAAGAGATAAGATGAATATACTTCCTAAAATATATGAAAACATTTTAAAAGGAGGGTTAGTTGAGTCCACCATGATGAATGATTCTATCTATTATGATTTATTAATACTTTACAATGTTATATGTCCTCATAGAACTCTGACCAAGATAAGAAACAGTAAGAAATATACATATAAATATAATAATTATCTTAGTAAATCTATGATATGTATTCATCAAAATAATATTCATCGTGATTTAAAAGAAGTTTGTAATGATAATATTCTAATTCAATTTTTAAAAGATGATAGTATAACTCTTAATCTAAGGGATTATCCATTAATGAGATCTTATATATTTAAAAGACTTAATTATTTAGGAAATGTATTAGATATGAAAATTAATAAGAAATTACTAGAAAAAAGAATGATATTTTAGTAGTTTGTAATATCATTATTTATACTATTATTTCATTTATACTATTATTTCATTTATACTATTATTTCATTTATACTATTATTTCATTTATACTATTATTTCATTTATACTATTATTTCATTTATACTATTATTTCATTT